TTTCTCCTGATGTTCAGCGAGAACCCGCTTTTCCGTTTCCCGTTGCATCCAACCTGGCGTATAGAACGAATCGTTCATCTAATCTCTCCCCGCAACATGCGTTTCCTGAGCCGCTACGGTATCCTCACTCAATTCTTTTCGCTCTCCGGTGTCTGCACACCCCCGGAACTCTTTAAACGCCTCAGAAGCGCATTTAGCAAGCTCTTCCCACTCCTCATCGGTCAACTCTCGTCTGGTCGGTGTTCCGGGGCGTTTCGGTTTAACGTATGGTTTCGGCTTTTCCACACCAGCGGCTAGTTGTCTTACGTGGTGTTCCATCTCGACCAGGTTACGGTATTCTTTCCGGTCACTCGGCTTGACGGTGTTCCCGGCGACCGAGTACACGCCTCGTTCCTCGATCTGAGTCATCTGTTCGCGGATCACGGCGAGTTGATTCTTGTAGGCAAACGCCTCCTGTGAAGTGAGAACTTTCACGATGGACGTACCCCCGATAATACGATAGTCGGTATACCGATACTCGTAGGAGGTATTATAAATATATAATTAACTCTATCGCCTATCGTATTACCGATTATTATATAGTTACGTTCTGAATGCATTTAAATTGTTTATCTTCAACGATTACCGAATGGAGTTTTATTTCTTTTCTACATTCCTCGTGTAGTTTTTAAAGAAAAGCATGAACTGTCTGAGTTGCGTTTCGTAGCCTGGTTTCTTTCTCAGTTCATCCACCAATTGTACGGCATGATGGGTGGTTGAATGTTGTCGGTTCCACCACTTGCCAAGCACCGGATAGCTGTAGCCCGCTTGTCGGGCTGCCCAGATGCAGATTGATCGCGGCCAAACCAGTTCGTTGGTTCGCTTTGCGCTCTTGAGTTCTTCGACTGGAACATCAAAGAACTCGGCGGCAGCTTCGGCCAGGAGTCTGATGTGCCGGGTCGTTGTCGGCGGATCGTCGGGCCATTGGGTCAGTTTATTTTCCATAGTTCCAGTGCTTTTGCGTATGAACGACTGTTGCGGTAGATGGCATTAACCACCACCCACCGCTTTCCCGCTGCCTCCAGGTCTTTGATCATGTTATTCAATATCCACGTTTCATCGGCCACCAACTTGGTGGCAATTCGGCACGGGAAACTAAACGGAACCGCGCCCATCGCCTTCGCCTCCTTCTCACTGATCGCTTTCTCGCTCAGGCACATACTTTTTGGTTTCCTGCCACAATTTGTTCGCTGCCTTGAACACCCGCCATCCTCGTTGGAGTTCTGGTGGTTGCCAAATCTTCTCGGCTATCGGCCTGGGTTCACTCCGGTTTATTACCAGACTTATACACCGGGGATTCGGTCTCATCGTTTTTCGATAAGCTGCCAATTGATAGGAGTATTCTTTGTGGAAAGCAGGCTTTTTGGCGTATTCCTGCGTTTTGTAATCAATAACCACCAAGCCTTTGATGCCTCGCACCTCGGCTATCAGGTCAATCGTTCCACCGAACCCCCAACGGTTACTCACAACCGTCTTCTCGACTGCCACCACCCGGATCAGACGGTCGTGCGTCCAGCGAACATACGTCTCCAGCCACGGCCAAATAGCCGGGTCTTGCGACTCGTCGAACTTGTTCAGGTTGAACTCCTCGATGGCTTTGTGGACACGATTGCCGAAGTCCAGGATCTCATGCTGATCGATCTTTGCGTAACCGTGGATGCGGTCAATGTAATCCTGTCCGGGTTCACCGTCGATATGCGGGTTCTCCAGGCATTTCCTCACCATCCGGTCACACTTCCACTTGGTCAGGTGCGGTTTCTCGATCATACCCAGAACCCCGCTCACCGATGGCACCAGGTTCTGTTTCCGCGCCTCGCGCAGCGTGGTTGGCTTGCCGCCTGGTTGAACATGGCAAGCCTCCCCGGTCAGCGTGTACCAGTGCTGACCGTTGGAGGCGATGCGTTTAGGTTCCGCAATGATCATCAGTATGTATTGCCGGACTGACGCTCGGCGGACTTCTCCTGTGATTGCTTGAGGTAATCGGCCTTACTGAACTCACCGCTCGACTTGACATCCACATTGCTCGGCATAGCGGTGGAGATGTTCGCCCAGAGTTTCTCCGGGTCAGCCCGATCCGGGTCATGGGTCACGTTGACCATCGCCACTTTCCCCACGCAGGATGCCTCCAGGTCGATCCCGCCATCGGTCTTGACCAGTTCGACACCCCAACCATCCAAAAATGGCTTGAGAAAGCCTTGGTCGCTCATCGTGACATTGAACTGCTTTGTTAACTGGAACGGCTTGCCGTCCTCCATCTTCTCCTCCGACTCGAATATGAACCGGACTTTCTGTTTGGATTCCGGGTAGGCCGGGTTGATCGATGGAACCAACCGGCGACCATCCGGGCCAGGTGCGATGCCGTAGGCTTCACCAACGTCAATCACGCCAACACACACCGCGCTTTGCGGTTTCTTCGGGGGTAACTCTCCCCCGCCATTTCCTGATTCTTGTATTATCATTTTCGTTTCTATTTTGCGCGGTTAATCCGCTCAAAGTTCGCCTGGGGAGGAAAGCCAAATAACGCCCCCAGGCAGGTGCATGGACTCATGATCATGATCCACACACCAAATCTGTTTCCCGTAAAATCTTAAACCAATCCTCGGCGCGGACGGTCACCAACCAGTCGCAGTTCTTTCGCTTGTGCGCCACGATTGGAATCTGTCCAGGCTTGGCATCGCGCACCGCTTGATCCATCGCATCCTGCACGTTCAACCGTTCAACGAACTTCACCTCATGATGAATCTTCGGCATGTCGGGACAGATAATGTCCGGTGCCTCGTTGCCTCCCGCATCTCGCCCCGCGTTCTGGCAACCTCTGATTGCGTCAAACCCCGCTTCTCTCAACTGATCCCGCCACATACGTTCGCCTCTTGCGCCTTTGTTCCTGCTGTTCATGCCGCCAAAAGATTTGAGAGAAATACTGCCTTGGCAAATTTGATCGGAGTGACGCTTCTCAAGTCCTGCCGTTCCTTCGATGGAGGCATCTTCCAAATCAACTGCTGGACGTTATCCGGTTTTTTCAAGACAGTCTTGACGGGCATCACAAACCCGTTGCCCGTCCACAAGCAGGTTAACTTGGTGTAATTTTCCCCATACTCCCACGGCTGGAACGTATGGTCTGGCTTGCCCATGTGGTCGCTGAACTTACCGACCGGGTTTTCGATCATGTATGGAACGCCAGACCAGTTGGCGGCATGTTCGCAGGCCGAAAACATCTCCAGACTATCCCGGAGGAGTGCTGTATTCTTTGTTCTGAAATCCCGCGCCCCACTCACTGCAACATGTGTGCATGGCGGAAACGCAAACAGGATTCGCAGATTCCTACGCACTTCGACAGGAGGCACCCACGTTCTGATGTCACCCCACACAAAGCGTATGTTTCCATCGACCTTCATCTTTCTGATGGAGTGCTGCACATCCACACACCAGCAAGTGAATCCCGCTTCAGCCCACGGTTTGACCATGTTCCCGGTCTTGTCGCATAACGATACAACATGGTTTCCATTCATCGCTTACAAGACAACACCGGGTTGGTCGCCTGATGCACCTCGATCCATAACTTCCCCCGCTTGGAACACCAGTTGGCCACCACCCGGGCGGCTTTCTGGAGTAGTTCAATCCGCTGCTGGTGGTAGGCAGTCTCCATCTCACTTCGGAATCTGCGCTTCTCGATGAACACCTCCAGGTCAGCCTCGGAAATGCGTCTCAGCTTGAGCATCTTCACCGATGGCAACTTGCCTCGCTTGATGTATTTCCTGACGGTCTTGCAGCTAATCTTCAACCGGTCGGCCACCTGTTGTGCGCTCAGGTAATTCATCCGAATAGCATCAGCATCGCTATGGCTCCGAACATGAACACCACCCACATAGCGTGGATGATCCGAATTGAGAGTGGCACCGGGCAGATCACTTCGCGACCTCGATCAGTTCCTCCAGAACCGAGGTCTTCGTGCGTCTTGCGGACTGAGCCAGCCGCTTGAGCTTGTCCCGGTGCCACTGTGTAAGTCTGAAGGTACATGATGTTTTCTTTCGTTCTGTTTTATTCATTTGCAACTGATGGGACAACCGGTGTCCCACCTATCCTAACTGTAAACTGTATTTGGTTTTCTTCACGGCGCAATAGTGATCAAGCAGGATCTGAACTGTGTTACCCATCATCTCAGCGACGATGTGGACTGGCACATGCTGTTCGTTCAACAACTGGCAGGCCCACTCTTTGCGTAATTGGTAGGCCGTGAATCCGAATGGGCGGAGGAGGTCATTTAGCTTTTTGCTGTAACCATGGTGCCGATCCCAGTCGGTTCCTGGCAGGACATACTCGCCGCCCGGATTGAGGCCCAGGAGAAACTGCCGATCCTCCTCAGTGAACCCGTCCGGGTATGGAATCTCCCGCTCAACCTCGTTCTTCCGAGGCACAAGACGGTCGTTGAGGAATCCATCAGGCAGGAGGTTCTCCCGCTTCGCATGGGCCACCTCGATATTCCGCTGGGCGGAGATCCTCATCATTGTGTAAAACCCGTAGGCATTCGGATTCTCGAACTTGACCACCTCGCGGAAATACCTGTCGGCCCGCTCATGCCGGTCATCGGTCGGGCGGCGATACTTGCTCGGCTTGAATTTTAATATCTTGATGGTGTCCAGATCGAACCCCGCGCCGAGCTTGTAATACTTCATCATCGACCGCTTGAACACCCCGTACCGCACTTGGGCGATGGACTTGTTGAGCTTCTTCTTGATGGCCAACTTGTCCTCGACATTCTTCCCACACTTCACCTCGGCCTCGAACCATCGGTCGATCCGATCCTTGGTGGCTTGATGGGGATAGTTCCGCTCAGTGTCGCCTATACCGCGCAGGATGCGCCGTGTAGCCGTTTTGGCGGAGGAGACCTGTCTGTCACCGTTGTCGGAATGATCGTCCAGCAGATCGAATATTTGAGACCATCTGTGGGTCATGCTGCCACCTCCAGTCGTGCCAGGTACGCATCTCCCGCTTCGACCCCGCAATCGCGTAAAGTTAAAAGATACCCAACAAACCGGGTATTGACTTTGGCCCGAAGTTTTCCCGCTTTGGTGAAATACTGATCCTTCAGTTCGAGCGTAATCGCTTCATAATCACCGCTGAGGAGTTTGTTCCAATAATCATCCGCCTCAATTTGTTCTTGAGTGGTGAGCGCACGGTCGAGGCCACAAATCGCGGCCTGCTGAACAGTCGGAAGATTTGCTTTGGCTTTATTTTCAATATTGGCTTTCATTTTGGCTTTCTTTTATGCGCCCATTTCGCAGGCACGAAGTGACCGTATACCACACGTATATACATGTCAATACATTTAATGCAAATAAGTGAAGTTTTTTTTGGGGTGGTTATTTAAGCAAATGCCACGCATCTCGGAATGATTCATGGTCGTTCTCAACTTTCGCGGTCAAGCCGTTCGGGTAGAACAGGATGTTTGTTTTGGCTTTCACTCGATCAGCGGGCAGGACGTAGAATGCCGTCTGGGTCACCAGGTAGGCAATCAGGTAGTCATATTTTTTTGCGTCTGTCCCACCCACCCGAACCTCCTGGCTCAGGTGGGTGTCGCGGGGGAGGTTCTTGGTCTTGATCTGAACCCGGTTGACCACCGAGTCTTTCCACACGCTGATGACATCAATCGATGGTCGGTCGTTGACCGGCCAATACAGATCGAAACCCAGTTCAACTAGCCTTGCGCCGACTGCCAGTTCCCCGGCCCGTCCGCTTCGCTGCGATTTTTCCCAGTGTCCCGTGGATATAGGCGTTTGCTCGCTCACCACTCAACCCCCGCTTCTTCGCTGATCGTTTCAACTTGTTGTGTATCTTCTTCGGCATATCATTCCGGGGTTGGGGTGTCGGCTACCCAATCAAAAAACGTCTGATCTAATTCGGGGTGGTGCATGGAAACCCAAATCTGCAATGGTGTCCTGACCTCCCCGGAAAACTCCTCATACGCCTTGGCCAACCCCCGCATCGCCTCCAGGTTCGCCTCACTCGGCACCTCCAGGTCGAACTGAGGCAGCAACGCCTCCAACTCAACATCGCTGAATGCCAGGATCGGAATCTCGATCTGCGCCAACTCAGCCAGTACCTCCTCGTCCTTCGCCTCAATCTCAGCCAGCTTTTCCGCCTTCCGAACCCCCGGATCAGCCGATTTACCACGGTTGGCCTGTAATCGCTTCAGGATGGCCTGTGTGGCACTTTTCTCGTCGATGGGTGTCAGCACATCCCCCAGGTGTTGTTTGTCCAGCCTGCGCTTAACCTGGGGCAAGTTTTTGGGTAGGTTCTCCAATGAGAGCCGATTCTCCAAATCGGACAACTGATCGATCAAAACCGAGTCCATCAACGCCGCGCCTGCCGCTTCATCGGCCTGCTTCATCCCAGCCTCACCCCGCGCCTGCCGAACCTTCGACAAATCAATCTGACCGAACAGGTCAACCGCCGCACTGAGCCGGGGGAACATCTTCCCGATGAGATCCTGGCGGATGGGTGCCGGGGGGAGTTCCTCATCGATTGGGCCGACATCGTGCATGATCGGTTGCTCGAACCGGTCACTGTCGGTGAACCGCTCGACGGTCTCCTCGATGACCGGAGGAGATTTCTCCCGCGCCAACTCCATCAATACCTGTCCGCCTTTCTTCCTCACGGCTTGCTAAATTGTTTAAGTATCTCCATCGCCCGGTCTTTGCGGGAGTCCATCTCTTGTGGAGTGAACCGCGCCACACGATCAAGTATGAACCGAGTCGCCTCGGGAGTAATCGGGGGTGGGGGGCGTGTTTTGGAAGTTGCCCGGAGTCCACCGGGCATCGCTCTTACTTGACCGGCTTGCGCTCCGGTTTCTGACTCGGCTTTTCTGGCTCGCTCGATCTCCTGGATCGACTTGCGTAGTCGCTGTTCAAGTTTCGGCCCGTAAGTATCGTCCAGCCTCGCTTGTATATCTCGTCCGTATCGGGCCGAAAGCCTTCGTTTATAATCTTGCCCATCTGGTTTCTTTTTCCAGTTGTTGCCAGTAGCAACTGCCTCCGTTTTAGCCCAGTTGTTCCGAAAGTCAATCCCCAATTCGTCACTTATTTCCTGTAAAGTAGGTTTAAGTGTGTCCTGAATCTCCTGCGCCCGGGCCTGCACCAATTCTTCCCGGGCCGAGGCTTTCATCTTTCCTGGCTCAACCTCTTGGCCGCGCTTGTTCCTCGCTTTCGGAGTCTCCACCCCAATCAAAATTCCGGGTTGTCCGTTATTTCGGTCAGGCATAAAGCCGACAACCAACTCAGGATGCTTCTCTCGCAATTTCTTGTAAACCGCTTCAACCCCGCCATCGGTTGACATCACTTTGCCGTCAACGTCATAAATTCCATAAGCCAGATCAATCGCTTGGGCGGCAGGATGCATA